ACTTCTAATCCGTTTGTCGCAGGTTCGATTCCTGCCAGGGGTGCTATAATAGTAGTAAGGGTGTGGTTAGCCTGTATGTGTCGGGAAACACTTATAGCCTATGTTGCAACACCACACCCTCCTAAAAATTTTTATTCCAAAACAATAGATCGTTATCGTATACTTCTTTATCAGTAAAAAAGTTTTGATATATTTTTGCAATATCTTTACTGTTTAGTTTATTAAAAAGAAATTCTGAATTATTGTTTTTATAACGCTCTCTGTCGATTAAAGAACTATCAAAGTTTATCTTAACACCCAAATCATTTGATATCTTATCTACCAAAATAGAATAGTCCATAGACTTTAGATCTGCATGCCTTATCATTAAATTAGTTCTGTCAAGTCTTTCATAAAGTAACTCTTTGTCTATAAATGTTCCAAATTTGTTATACATTCTTCTTGAATGCGTAACAAGATTAATATCTTCTGGTGTCAAAATAAAGTTTTGAGATTGAAAATCTTTTAAATATTTAAGTTGTTCCATCATGCTAAACAAATATTCTTTATCTATATCTAAAATTGTTGATTTATTATTTATTACTTGATCATTTTCATGATCTATTAAACCCTTTTCATCTGAAACCATGTGTGCAATTAAACTTGCCATAAACTCTGCAGGGTCTCTAAATATAGAAACAATATATGTGCTATCATCAATATCTTTATGCCAGCCACCATGCTTGTCAACATTTTGTGGTAGTTGAAGTATCTTTATGCCATTTTCTTCTAAAGTTCTTTCTATTGGCCTAATTATATACTCTGTAAAAAATCTTCCACCCGTTTTTGGAATGTGTAAAAAATAAAACTTATTATATTTTTTCATTATTTTTTTTAGGGTGCTTTGGTTCATATGGTGCGATCTTAGACTTAACTCGACCATCTTTGTATAGTCTAACAATCCATCCATCTTTAATCTGAATAGGATTAAACGCTGCTGCTTTTTTCTTTGGCATAATTATTCCTTAAATAGGCTAGTAACTCTTGTTTGCTTTGAGTAATCTTTTGCTGAAAAAAATATTGATTCATTCTTGGCTACTGGGACACAGTTAGGAACTGGATTGCCGTCTGCTCCTGGCTTCATTCCTCTTTGAACGTAGCCTTCCCAACATGGATCAGCCTTCCCTATTGATGAGTCATACATAGCCATAGCAACCTCTGAGTCTGTATCTTCTTCTTTAGAACATACTGGATAGTCTGGACAATCTACATTTAGTTGTTTGCAGGTTTCGCAGTCGTATCCTTGATAGGTGCTTGTTGGCATCATTGAATCATCACTCATACTATCAGTATATCATACTTAGCCAGCAAGGCGATTGTGTGTTCTTATCCTGTGACAGTTAGCACAAACTACCTCACACTTTTCAATCTCTTTTTTGATAGCCTTCCATGAAAAACCATCATGGATCATCCTTGAAACATTATATTTTTTATCTCTTATGTGATCAAAGTCTAGAATTATATGGTTATTGATTCCGCAGTCTGCACAGCCAGAATCCTCTTTTATCTTAGCAAGCATTTTCTTATACTGCTGCTTATTATAATGGTCTAACTCTTTGTCAGTCATTGCTTCTATTATACCCTGCAATATTAAAGCCCCACACAGGCAATTCACCTGACTTGCGCCACGGTCTCTATCCAATGGGTAACTAATCCATCACTAAGGTCCTGTGTGGGGACAATTATATTGTAGCATAGGAAATGAGCAGTTTATAGACGACTGCTCAGGTCTATTAGCCACGAAGATTCGACTCCTGCTAACTCTCCACTCATAGGAGCATCCGTTGTAAAACCTTTTAAAGTCTTATATCGGAATGTTATCAATTATACTACTGAATTTCAATAGTTTTTGGTTTCTTTTCTTCTGGTATATGCTTTTCTAGAGTCACCTCTAATATACCGTTTGAAAATAGTGCTGATTCAACTTCCATATAGTCTGGCAAGTTAAATACTGTTGAGAACTTTCTTGCTGCAATCCCCTTGTGCAGATAGGTTACAGACTCGTCCTCTTCAACCTCTGATCTTTGGCCACTGACCTTTAGTTGATTATTTTCTACTGTAATCGATACTTCTTCTTTATCAAAGCCTGCTAGAGCAAACTCTAAGATAAACAACTCTTGCCCTACCTTAATTAAATTATAAGGTGGATAATTGTTTTGTGTTGTCCTAACTGTTTGATTGAATCGATTAAAGAATGGGTCATCTAAAAGACCCAGCATTGTTTCTACTACCATATTATTCCCCTTTCAAGCGAATAAGTTAATTCCCCCCATATTGGGCAGGTAACAATATTATAACATAGAAAAGCAGGCCTGTCAAATAACAAGCCTGCCAGTCTATAGTAAGATTACTTTACTTGATTAGTTGTCTTTCCTCCGCCAGATGACTTCTTTGCAGGAGCCTTCTTTGCGGTCTTCTTAACAACCTTTGCAGACTTAACTGCCTTATCAACCTCTTCAACTGAAGGCATTCTTCCGAATGCTGTGTCTGAAGGGTTTGCTGCTCTCAATACAACAGGTACAAGTGCACCAAGTAGTGAGTATGCTAGTGTCTGTGGATCTGTTACTCCAGATGCATACAACGCTGTTGCTGCACCAAGAACTGATCTTCCGTATGACGCTAGTACTGCTTTGATTTGTTCGTTCATTTTTTCCTCCTATAGGATATTTTATTTATTTACCAGCCTGTTGGCCAGCAAAACTTTTTCTTGATTCTACATACTGTTTTATAAATAAAACAATCTTTGTAGACTCTGATCTTGGGACTGCATTTATTAACAAGTGATTAATATTATCTTCTTCCAGCATTTGAATAAATTCATGAAAACTCTCATGTGTAAAGTATTCTACATCTTCTACAACTTTTGTAACGTCTCCTTTTTTCCATACGGGCTTCATGGCATGATGTGCTAAAGTTTCAAGTTCTTCTTTTGTTTCTCTAATGACTGGAGTCATTGCTAACATTATTTCAATGTCACCTCTTTCAAACTCAATCTTTAATGAAGGATCTTTGAGCCAGTCAGACCAAAATCCACGCTTATATATGCTGTATGGAAGGATAATTTTATTTTTATATTTTTTAACTGCATCAAAAACATAGTTGTTAGTCGTTGATATATAAACATCGAGTTGCTCTTCTTTCTTTTTGTTTTTTGATATCTCATCTAAACTTTCAATAAACTTAATAGTATAGTTTGATCTTTCAACTGAAGAAGATGAGTCGTTAACATCACCAACAATTCCACCAACATTGCTTTCATGGTCTTTGATGTATCCTGCAATTATATTTATTTGTAGTCTATCTTTTTGAATCTCGCTTATTGATTGATTGATAGCATATAGGTACTGTGGAGATATTGTATAAGGTCTAATTGCAATAAGGTATTTAATTTTTTCGTTTAACTTAATATCTCTGGCAACTCTAACGAACATATCTCCTTGTGTAGCATCATAGGTAAACATAACTCCATCAAAGTGATGACTATTTAGGGTAGATGTGTCTTCAAGTGTATCGTTTTCATTAAATGTCCCGCCAAAGTAATAAAATTTCATTATTTGTTTATTTCCCTATACTCTTCTGACTGAACATAGTCTCTAATAAAAGGTATTATTACATTATTTTCTTCTTGAGGAACAGCATTAATTAATAAATAGTTTATGTTATCTTTCTTCAACTGTTTAATAAATTCATGAAAACTTTTATGAGTAAAGTATCCCACATCATTAACTACTTTTGGTATTTCTCCTTTTTGCCATACAGGTCTTAATGCATAATTGTTTAAAGATTCTAGTTCTTCCTGAGTCTCTCTAATAATTGGTGTAATTGCTAACATTATTTGTTTGCTTGAAACATCTAAAGATTTATTATATTTTTTAAACCAAAGATTATCTTTGTATAAACTGTATGGAAGAATTATTTTATTGTTATATTTATTTACTGTGTCAAGAACTCTTGGATTTGTTGTTGTTACAAAAAAATCTAAAGGGGACCTAAGATTTTTTCCTGACTGCATTTCATTTAGTGTATTTAGAAACTCTGTCATGTATTTTCTTTTAGCAACTTTGTCTGATTGATCGTTTACCTCTCCAACAATTCCATTAAAACTATTCTCATGATCTTTTGTATATCCTGTAATTAAGTTTAGTTGAATCCTATTTTTATCTATCTTATTTAAAGAATCATTAATCATATAAAGGTATTGAGGAGATATTGTGTATGGTCTTATGGCAATTAAATATTTAATGTTTTTAGTTTCTTTTATATCTAATGCTGCCTTTACAAATATATCTCCTTGAGGGATATCATGTGTGAACATAACTCCAGAAAAATGGTGCTTTTCTAAATATGCTGGGGACTTAACAGATCCTTCTTCTCCAATTACTCCACCAAAATAATAAAATTTCATTTTGTCGCCTGACTATAGTGTAGATCACACAGTTCTACAATTCTGCTTTCAGAACTTGCCCAAATCTGTGTTCCCTCATCCTGGCACAACTCCTCTTCGCATATGAACATGCTAAGATTTTTAGTTGATTTAAGGACTATCATTACTCTATTTTATCATAGTCTTCTGGTAGTAGTTTCTTTAGTTCTTTGTATGCCACCGAAATTTTCTTCATTGAGTGGTAATGAGGATAAGCAGATCCAACCTCTCCATACTCATCAAAATATGCTATCTCTGGTTCTATATCAGTAATAAACTTATTTAGTGATGACTGGAAACCTTCTATATACTGATAAGCCCAATCTCTAGAATCTGAAACAAATTTTAAAAAAGCATCTGAGTCATTTTCTTTTTTTAACAAATTTCGTGCTGATGCTTCAAATAGTTTTTCAGCCAAGATTGTTTTATCTATGTGTGCTTGAATCAACTGTTTAGATATAACAGAAATCTTAAAATTAAACCTAATATTGTTTACTATCAAAGCAAAAAATAAGATTATAAAAAATGCAAAAGAAATAAATTCAATCATAGATCTTTACCGCCCTCTCTAACTAACAAAACAATTGCTCCATTTTCTTCAAGTGCTTTTTTTGTACGAATCATATACTCTACAGCCTCTTTTCTTTCTTCTCC